AGGGACACTTCCCTCGCCCCACGCAAGGTCACCCCAGCCACCGCGACCCCAGCCGTTAATTATCGCCATGTACTAAGTACTAGGCTATTCGGATAATGGCGTTAGACGCATCCGCAGTAGGGAACTGAATGGTAAAGTCGCCTGCTGTTGAAGTCTTGTCTCCGCCAAAGTCCAACGCACAAACAGCAGGGTCTCCTGACGCGCTATCGTTAAAGATAAGTGCGCCTCTTGCAGTGACCGTCGCATTTGAAAACGTAAGATCTGCAAAGTCCGTAATTGCAGTTGTACCTGAGGTGGACGGATCTACACGAGTCAGGGCCGCACCCTTTGCTGTGTAGTTTGTACCTGACACCTCATTAGACGTGGTGTATGCGGTGGTGCCTGCGCCCAAAGAAGCACTGCTTGTATACAGTGCCAAGTTAAACGTGCTTCCGCCAGAGTTCTTAAAGTTGTGTACCGCTTCCAAAAGCTCTTTCTTGAAAGACGTACACATTGCAGTCGTGATAGCCATTATAGACTCCTTATGATGTTCGCCATATCAGCATGGCCTTGGTTTTCAAATTCAGCGGCAAGAGTGACTCTGTCACTACGAATCGCTTCTTTGATATAAAAGAAGACCGTCGCCCTGACAGCCCTCTTGAATTCGTTTGCTTGTTCTGCAATTGCAGGATGGCAGTTTCCGCCAACACTAACAATCCTATCTGCGGCTGAATCAGCCCAGAAGTCTGGATCGTGACCCTTGTTATCTGTCGTTGAGACAAGGACGTTGCCTATGCCCATTTCTGAAGGTGTGATAAGCACTCAGCTACATCCTTTCTGAACGAACCATACCGGCTCTGTAATTATCCGTTGTGCTGTAACCCTCGCCCAAAGACTTGAGGTCAGCCAAAGCCGTCTCATATCTAGTGGCGTAAAGTTGCATCATATCTTGTTCTGTCTTCAAAAACGTCCCAGCCTCTATCAGGCTTCCATAAAGCAAGGCTTCTTCTGCATTAGACCCTAGCCAGCTAGTGCCGTCTGACGCCTCTGTAATTGATTGAGGCGCATAGAAATAATGAAGCTCTACGGTAATGTTATCATTGGGTGTTGGGCCTAGTATGAACGTCGTATCATCAAACAGTGCGTAATACTTTGGCGTTCCCGTAGTGCTTGCTACCGGATACGCCTGACGAATGAAGTTTACGTCTTTAATTATCAGATAGTCGTAACCAGACGTAGGCGTAATAGCTAGAGAATACGGAGATAAAAAGTCCGAAGGAGTCTCTAGGTACGAGTTGCCTGACGTTGTAACCCCGTTAACTGCTTTGCGAAAGTTAGGCAACTGGACAGCTTTAAGTATTCTATCTTCCGCCTGCCGAATAATAAGCGGTAAGTTTGATACCAGCGTGGTCTCAGTGCTCTCCAAGTAGTCCTGAATAGCAGACTTGAGTGTAGTGAATGTAAGGGCCATCAGCTTGTTGCCACCGTGACTCGGCCTACATCACCCGTCATGCCCAAACCCACCTGACCCACAGGATCAAATGACGATAGGATTCTGCTCTCATCCAAAGATCTGTCGGGTCTTGGGTTCAAGAGAGGCTTAGGATCGTCAAGCAAAAGCTTGCCAACCTGTAGCTGCGGCTGGTCTGGATCGACAACATCTTTGCCAATCAAGAACCCTGTAGGTCTTTGGTTAAAAATTTCAGGCACAAGATCTCTAAGCGGATACCTGAACCCAGTTCGATCACAATAGCCGTAAGCGTACTTGCCCTTTGCTCTACTCAAAAGGTATACCCTCCCGGCGAAACAAACAGAGAAGCCTTGTTGCGATCAGACTCAGAGGCAAGCTTCCATTGCTCCTCGTAATCCATCTTCAACGCTTGCGCTCTGGCCCCAGCTTGGGGGTACTTCATGCTTAACTGATACGCCAAACCGCTCACCAAGCAGGGTAAGAATCTAGCTGGAACGTCTATATTGTTCGACGCAGGGCTTCCTGCATCTTCAATCCGCTCCATGTAGTAATACCCAAACGAGTAGGTCTCTTGCGCGTCAGGCGTAGGCCACAGGTTGATCGTGATATTGTCTGCGTTTCGATCAACGAAGTACTGAAGAGGCTTGCTTTGCGACAGCTTGTTGGGAAGGTTTGAGTACTGACTCACCGAAATGCGGGTCATCGACTGATCAAACTGCGAGTTCGTATCGCCTGCATCTGTGCGTATGAACGCTTCGATGATGTCTAAAACCTTGCCATCCAGTGTATAGGTGTTAGTACCGGCAGTGAGTGCTTGCGTCCCAAACTCAACAGTCCAGAGATTTAACCCTCTGTTCTGCCACTCAAGCATCATCAGGTTTAGGCTGCGCCTAGCTGTCTTGTAGTCATACCCACTACGAAGCTCTAATCCTGCCCTCTCGAAAGCCTCTTCCATAGAATCGGATAGGTCGAGATTAAATGTAAATGTATTGCTAGTAGCCACTTACTACCTCCGATTCTTCTTAGCTTTTGGCTTCTTTGCCTTGGGCTTGTTAATTTGTTGTTTCTGTTGCGCTCGGCTTATTGGCATCAGCTTTTACCAAACTTCTGCTTCTGCGACTTAGGGGGGCTTTTCTTACTGCCACCTTTGCCAGACCAAAACATCTTGTTAGCCCAGTATGCGGCTGATGTCTTGCCCTTCTTAATGTTCTTTGCATGACGAGCCTTGAAGCTTTTACGAGCCTCGTCTGAGTAATTGTGGCCCATCTTCTGATCACCAAATCGGATGATCTTCATCTTGCCTGCATCACGCACAGCAACCACGCCTTTCTTTGTGGCGTGGCTTGGTGTCCTCTTGGGCTTATTCAGCCCCTGTAGACCGACCTTCTTTAGCCGGTTCTTTTCCGCATCGGTCAAGCTCATTTACGATGCCTCGCTGTTTTCTTGGCAATCTTCTTAGGCTGGCTTGAGTGCTGCTTGCCTTTTTTTGTGTCGGCTCGTTTCTTTCTACTTGTAGCAGCGTACTCCGCATCTGATAGAGCCGCTCTAGCCTTCTTCGGGAGATACCTTTCACCTGTCGCTTTCTTTCCTTGTGTCGATGGTTTGCCTGACTTGGTTCCCCATTCTTGCTTTGTCCACTTCTTCAGCGACTTTTGCGACTTCTTGAGAGGCATTAGTTTTTGTAACCCCCGCCAGATTCCTTGTAACGTTTAGCCAGCATCTGCGCTTTACGCGCAGACCACTGCCCCGGCTTGCCGCCCTTGCCGCTTGCCTTTATAGAGTTGAACAGCCTCTTGCGTAAGGCTGGCTTCGTATAGTTGCCAGCCTCGTTTACGCGAGACTTCTTCTTCTCAGCCACTAGAAGTGCTTCCTTACCTGCATAACGATAACGTACACGTTGCCCGAACTGGCACTGACAGTAGAGAACTGGATGTCTCCAGTAACGCCACTACCAGCGTTGTTAGGGATGCCTGTGAAGTCAGTGAAGTCAAACGTCCTAGCATCATCTGCCTTTAGCTGCCAAGCCAAGACATCACTCGAAGCGTCAAATAAGATCTTTACGCCCATCCCTACGGTGGTGTATTGGATCTTTTCAATCGATACCTTGGTGCAAGCCGCGCCCGTAACAGGGTCAGCGGCCAATGCAGAAACATCGATCTTTGTTACTGCCGATTCACCAGTGCCATCACTGACATTTGTGAACCGGAATATCGCAGTACTACCATTGTCTTGAATGGTTTGTGTTGCTACTGCATCAGCCATGACAACCTCCTATTAGGAATCAGCAAACGCTGGAGCATCGGCTCCTTCAGCATAGCCCCAGACATACCAACTGTCGCCATCTTTAGCGACAAAGTTAATCTCGAAGATGCCGAAGTCGGTCAACGTAAGCTTGCGATTTGAGTTTCCATCTGAGTAGACAGACACGTTATCTGCATCTGAATCCAGATGAACGATGCCGCCTTGGATGAAGTTAGACGTGGAACCAGTATCAAAGATAACGTTCTCAGTCTCTTCAGCAGCGCCGCCGTAGATGAACTTGAAATTGATACCGGCAACTGGTGCTGGCAGGGTCAAGGTTCGATTTGCTGTTACCGCAGGAACAACGATAGTGCGGCTGCCATGCTCTGCTGCCGTAATAGTAGTGTCTGCATCGGTCAGTAGTACCGGCGCAGCAATAAGTCCAGAGTTATCAAGCTGGAACGAGGTGGTTACCTCTCCAGAAGTTGAGTTCTTTGAAACAACCTTGAATCCATTTTGGGAGCGTACCGCTCCTGTGAAAGTCGAATTACCCATTGTAGTCTCCTGTCTGGGTTAGTCCTTATGTTCCACGTGGAACAATCGGTCAGGAAAAAGGGCGGCCCCCGAAGGGGCCACCAAACTCTTCCTAGCTACTAGCTAGATCCGGGTGATCCATAGATACCCAGAGGGTCAGAAACGCCGAAGCTGTAACGTTCACGCGCTTTGTAGCGCACGTTGCCAGTATCGAAGTCACCGTCCATTGAAGTTTCAAGCGAAGTACGCTCGAAGTGCTTCATGCCATTTGGCACATCAGTGATCAAGAAGAAAGCGTTGCTGTCAGTCAGGTAGTGATTGACTGCATAGCCTTCTGGGATCGCACCCATGTTGCGGATAGCATTGATGTCGTTGTCGCTGGTCGCAACACGCTGAGTCGTTTCAAGCAGACGATCTGCCGTAAACATCAAAGCGGGTGGTACGATCAAACGGCGAGGACGCGCTGCAATAAGAAGACCACGCTCATCGGTGAACGCAGCAATCTCAATGATCGCATTTTCCAGTGACGTTTCGTTCAAGTCAGCACCAGTGGACGGACGGTTGGAGTTAGTTCCACCGTTGACCAAAGGATGTGAAGCATTGAACAGAGTTACACCGTCTCCAGATTGGAAGCTGGTGAAACCATTGTTCAACAAGTTTGCCGCCTTCACCTGCTTGGTGTACGCCATAGCGCGAGAAAGCGCCTTGGTGTAACGAGCAGAAAGTGAATCGTACAAATTGTCTTCCATCGCTTCCTCGGTGATCGCAAAGCCCATCGAAATGGTCTCGTGATTGTACCGAGCGGTGTAAGACTCTTGAGCGGAGTCGTAGCTGGTAGCCGCGCCTTCTGCTTTCACAGGGGCAGCAGCGAAGCCAGACAACTTCACTTCTTCCTCGAAAGAACGATCAGAGCTTTCAGTCTCATAAATGAGAGTGTGCTCGTCCTCGTACTTTTCATACTCCAAACCAAAAAGAGCATTAAGCCCCGGCAGGAGTTCTTTAAGCATTTGCGCTCTTGAGATAGCCATTGCCTAAACCTCCTATACGCCAGTGGTGGTAACGTACTGATGACCAACGTTAAATTTAACGATTACATCAGTGAAGCTATCACCAGCCGAACTAGTTGGCCCATCTACAAAATCAATGATTCGCAGTGGGAGTGTGTTTGTTGTTGCAGCAGTGCTTGCGTCAACAGCGTTCTTGCTTCGACCAATAGAGGTAGAACCAGCGGTTTGAACAACCGCTGCGTTGTTACCCAGAGTAGTCTGAGCGAGAGACGCATCGCCTTGCATACGCATCAACACGTTGGGGTCATCAACCACATAAGCCACAATGTCACTTGCAGAAGTAGACGCTGGGTATGTTTGGCTGAAAGTCTTTTGGTTTGTGTTGGGATCGGTGTACGCGCAACCAACAAAAACTCCTACAGGAGTCAAAGTTGCAGTACCCGTGTCCTTTTCAACGACACCATCAGACACCAATTTTACGAAATCTCCGTAAAAAATGGCGGTGCTATAACCACTTGCAATCTTGATGTGGCGAATCTTCCCGGTAAACGAGCCGCTCGCACTCA